ATACTAGCTAATGGCATCATCGACCGTGTAATTCAAGGAGAGGAGGGTGGACTACTTGTAATCGACTATAAAACCTCTAAGCGCGAGAAGACTAAGATCGACCTTTTCCAGGATGCTCAGTTACAAGGATACGTCTTTGCACTAAGCCAGATGATGAAAGTCCCAGTAGAGAAGATAACAGCCGCACACTACTACCCTCTTACGAATAACTTTGTAACTGTAAAGTACTCTAAGTCTCAAATTGCTGGGTACGTCAAGAAGACTGTTACAGAAGTTTGGAGGGTCCGCAAGTCTAAAAAGGAGGATTTAACTCCTATGAGAAATCAGTACTGCAATTGGTGTGCTTTTAAAGGAGTTTGCCCACAGTTTGCGAACCCCAAGCAAATAGAGGAAGGAATCTGTAAGCTTAAGGTCCTTAAGGAAGAAAAGGATAAGGATTGGAAAGCTAAGAAATAGTCCCTACTATAAAGGGTCTGTAGATATCAATATCAATAGACCTAAACAAACTACTAACGTACTCTTCACTATACTTACACTTTTTGGTAAGATGGTTGAAGAGTACTTTCAGTTTTAGAGGCTTCTGTTTACTAATAGCCTGAAACATCTTATCTTGGAAGTGCTTAAGGATCTTTTCGCTGTAACGATATCTCCACTTCTCTACAAACTGATTGCTTAGGGTGAAGTCTAACAATTCCATAAACTCCATAACCTCGCTATTGATACTGTCTGTCATTTGTTTTTTATACTTTAGGTTATTAGTAGCTGTAAAGGTAGCTAAACGTTAGATATTGTTTAACCTTATACTTTATAGTGTTTATCCCCTTATACCCTAAATATAAATGAGGACTAACTACTTAATCCTGATACCCTACTTATTTACTTACCCAAATAACACAAGGAGAAAGCTTAGCACTTTCTAACATACTCTAATAATTATTATATAATAGAATTTTCCATGAGCGTTCTCTCAATAAATGTTAAGAAAGTTTTAGTAAACTTGGGTAAAGACCATCTAGTGGACGTTACTCCAGTCTCTAAGAGCATGGGCAGTATCCTTGTTGGGGACTTGATATCTTTTACTTATCGTCCAGATAACAGAAAAAGATACGATTTGAGCCAAAGATTGGCTGTAGTAGTTCGCCCAGTGATGAGAGACGGAAAATCTGGTAAACTTCTTCTTACAGTTGTAAAAGTGCCTCTAACGGGTAGTTCTTCACCTACTAGTGTAGCGCAGCTATATAAGGATAGTAAAGCTAAAGACTCAGGATCTTACAGAACATACTTAATGCCTAATATATTAGGAAATGTCTACAAAATAGATACAGAGGAGAGGAATAACTAAATGCCAGTACCAGCACTACTTATAGAAGCAGGAATCGCAGCAGTAGGAAAACTGACTAGTGCTATTGCAGACTCTGTAGCTTTTTATGATGATGCTCAAAAAGCATCTTTAAGCTTAGGTATGACCTACGGAGACGCTAGTAAAAGGCTTGAAGGGAGTATGAATGGTCTTAGGGGATCACTAGAGACTAAGTTAGCTGGTGGATTTGAGCTTCTAGATGCGGGATTCCAAGGTAATATGAAGGGAATGTCGCTTCTAATGAACCAACAGAAAGTTCTTGGTGGTAATTCTAAGAAGACTGCTGCTACTATGGCAAGCCTTAAAGGAGCCCTTGGACTGAACAATGATGAGTTGAATTCTTTAAGTGTTGATCTCCTAGCTACTGCAAATAAATACGGAGTATCAACAGATAAACTAGTAAAAGGTCTAGATGGGCTAGCTAAGAGTTTTCCTGTAATGGCGGCAGCGGGAGTAAACTCAGCAGCAGTAACCGATGCAATTACAGAACTTAATTCTAGAACAGGTGGGATGATGGAGGACCAGATAACGAATGCGATAGCACAGGCTCTGGATCCCACCGCAGAGGCATTAATAAAATCTATCGCCGGTGGTACAAAAGAGTACATAGATATCATCGCAGACGAAAACTCAACAAGTGACCAAATAGTGGAAGCAGTCCTTGGGATGCAAACTCAGATAGCTAAAAGAGCGCAGGGGCATCAGATGCCAGGGAGTCTATATGGGGAAGTTGGAGTTCCAGAAATGATATATGGACCTATGGCTACAACGGCTAGACAATTCGTATCATCGTGGGAGGAGAATGCAAAGAGAGCTACCTCCCTAAGTCCGGTAGATTATGGTTCCGCTGCATCCACCCAGTTATCGGAGATACTTAACCCATTTAAGGGAATGGCTAGTGACATTGCTTCTAATATGACTGGTAGGACCTCAGTAGACCCTACCTATGTTAAGCTTGTAGGTAATACCCAACCCGATAGTTTAGGAAAGACATCTCTACTTAATGATGCAAACTCTAATAATATCAACGGGGTTGTGTCAAATTCTAATCAGATTCTAACTAAGTTATATGGAGCGACTTTAGATGCGAATCATCAAAGAGGGGCAGCGGCAGAGGACAATAAATTTGAAAGAACAGTTACTGCCATAGAAAATCTAGGGAATGGAGAATAATAATGACACAAATAGGAAGCGACAACAGGAAGTTACACCAAAAATCTAGACTACACTTTCACTACGATAAAGGAAATGGACATAGGGCTATAGTTAGATTACCGTTCTTTGAGAACATACTAGTAGAGGAAACTAAATCAGCTAGGTGGAAGAAGTTTCAAGTAGTGTCTAGATCCTCGGACCTGTATGCTTACTTAGGTGCAGATTCCAGGAAGCTTAGTTTAACCTTTTCTATGACTCTCCCTCACATACAGGATTTAATTGATAATATAGGAACAGCTAGTTATATAGACTACGATGTATCCCCAGAAGATCCTAAAGGGGAGTTTCAGAAACCAACACCTCCAAAAACCATAGATAACGCATTCAATGACGCTGTTAAAAGTAACTCAGAAGAGGCTACATTTCAAGAGTTGATTGACGGAAAACCTCTGTACAATACTGAGGCCGCTTTTAGTACTTCACTTCCTCCTTCAGAAGGTGCGGGGTTGGGTTGGCCTTTTATCCTTCCAACAGAAAGTACTGTAAACGACACAATAAATAATATAGAGAAGACTGTATCATTTAACAGTAATAAGCTTATAGACACTGTAGTATTCTGGATTAACACTATAAGATCTTGTGTTTCTAATAATGCTAAAGATACGTCACTTGGCCCTCCTATAATAAGACTGACTCATGGAGTTATGTTTAATGATGTTCCTTGTATTGCAACTTCGGTAAGTATAACTAGTGATCCTCTGGCAGGGTTTGACAACAAGACACTACTTCCTAGAAAAATAGATGTAACTATGTCTTTAGAGGAGTTTAGAATGGGAGATTTAGGAGATTACAACCCAGGGACGTATATGGAAAGAGATAACTTAGCTGGATGGGAAGCTGTGTTAAGTCACGGGACAATGGATCCTAAGAAAATAAAATAAGACATGCCAAAGAACTACAGAGACACACAGACAGGTAGAACCCATAGGAGCAAGGTAGTTGGAAGCTCTATAAATAGTGATTATATTGATTCCTTGATTGAAATTCTAGCAGGAGATTATGACTATGAGATTGCCTATATTCCCAACGGATATGAAAGTAGACCTGATTTAATCTCAAACGTATATTATGGAAATTCTGACTTAGGGTGGCTAATAATGTACGCTAACGGAATCACAGACCCTTTTGAAGAGTTATACTTAAATAGGAAGTTGAAAATACCTAAGATTTCATGATTTATACAGGAAATGTAATACTAACTAAAAATCCTAAGACTATAGAGGATTTTTTTTCAGGGAAGGCTACTCTAGGACAGTTAGAGAAGAGAGAGGACTCTTTCATATTCTCCTCAGGTGCTGGATCTAATCTTATCTCGTTTAGAGATGTACGATCTCTTACGGGGAGTATTGACTCTTTTAGGATACATTTAGAGTTTATAGACCCTAAAAGGGAATTTGAGATAAGGTCCTTTGAACAAACCATAAGTAGTACAATCTCTGAGGATAAAGACCTATTTGTTAACGAAAAATATCTAATAACCTATGGGTCTAGTCCCAATCCTTTAGATTGGGCAGACACTCAAGTAGTAACTTTAAATGCGATGAAGTTATCTGCTACTGAAGGTAGAAGGATTACTTTATCTTTTGATGCTGGAGCCTCTATACATGCATTCACAAAAAAACTTGGACACGACTTACTAGGGTGGACCGCTACCAATGATATTACAGTAGAGTCCGAGTCGGTACAGAACATAAAAAAGTTTGAATCTTCCGCAGGAAGGAGTAGCTTAGATTCCCATGCCACAGAATTAGCTATTGCGGACGTTTTTGTTACTTCTGTAAGAAATCGGTCTGGACTTCATAATGTAATCTTCTTACCTAATAAACTACAGGAGTCTATACTCCCAGAGGTAGTTCCATATAGCGACATAGAAAAAGCAAGAGAAGAGCATGAAGAGTTCGTCGAGGAAGGATCCACAGGCGAACAGAAGTATAGAGATTTTGATACCGAAGGAATGTCAGCAAAAAGCTGGTTCGAAACATTTAGAGATCAAGGAGATAAAATTTCGAGAGCTACCCGATATGATGCTGCCATATACAATCTCGGCTTGGTAGGACTCATCCACTCTCAAGAAAAACATGATGCGGAGGATGTTCCTGAAGAAATACTGAGAGAGGAGGGTGGACTTAATGCCGCAGCTAAAGCTAAGTGGCCCGCTTGGAGGCAACGTCTCACTACTAAAATAAAAATAGAGTACAGTCGCAGCAGGCTCTTCTCTAGTAATTATAAAGTATATTCTTTATATGGCGACCCAAAAGCAAAGGTTGTATCGTTTATAGAGAATCAACAACAGATATTAGAAGCCTGGGGAGAGGTTTTTCAATCCGCTCCTAACTACGGACCCATACAGCCACTACTTAGAGATAAAGAAACCAATCTTATAAACCCTACTATAGTCATAGGGGATTTAGATGTAGTGGCTCAACATTTATACGTAAAAGAACAAAGCTATACTACTGATATTGAGCTATTTGAAGGCGCGGCTAGACTATTAGGGAAAGAGTATAAAGATAATAAAAAAGTTAGGGATTCTTTACTCCTTCAAGGTCTTGATTCTCTTATCCCTCTTAAACTAACTTTTGGACAACAGGATTCTTTAGTTACTAAATTGGACTTAAAGCTTGATCCTACCTACCTGACTGCATTTAATTCTGTACAAAACAGTCTGCTTAAGAGTGAGCAAGATCGACAAGAATACCTAGACCTACAAAATCTACCAGGTAAATTCATTAGCACTATAGGTATAGATCCGATCTCTCTACCTATACCAAAATGGTTAGCAGAACAGAGTAAAGATATGTTAGGAACAGCTAAAGATCTAACTACTGGAGTCATAGTACCTTATTTAGCTAAGGAAATTAAAAAGCTAGTTAGAGGTTCTTTAGAAACAGTACCTTTATTCTCTTACTGTGGACAAAAGATGATTCTTCAAGATTTAACATTGGATGTTACTGCACCAACAGTACTTGGAAGTTTAGATGATTTTGATTTTGCTACTGAAATATACTCAGGAAAATACAAAATAGAAGGGTACAGTCACGATATTAATAGTACTACAATGTCATCAACTTTCACTATAATTAAGGTAGATATGGATAAAGTAAATACTGACGTACTAGTTAAGACGGTTGACGTAGGAAACTATGAAGCTGGACCAGGCGACCCCGATTCGGTAAAAGCACCAATTCTAACACATAAAGATCACGTTGGAGGATTTAGGAACTAAATGAAAATATTATTAGCACAGATCACCCCTTTTAGTGAGGATCAACCACCAAATCAAGTTAACGTTAGAAGAAAAGAACTAAACGCTGATACAGGAAAACTACACCTAGTAGGTAAGAGTTTTCCTGTAACTTATACAAGTCCTTACTGGACTAAGAATGAAGGAGGTCTACTAGCGTACCCACAGGTAGGAACAGAAGTTCTTATTTGTAAAGCCGATAATGTGGACTCGTACTATTACTTGCAATCAGTAGTGGATAACAAATCAATTGGCCTAACATCCCCAAACCTTAGAAGAGCGGCAGGAACACCCCAGAAAAAGGTATTCATGGGAGAACGAGGATCAGGATTAGAGATCGATGATGAGTTAGGTCCTAGTTATATGAATCTCGGAGTGAAACTAAAGTCTTCTACTGGAAAAAAGATTGGAATAAACGATAGTCCTTCTATAGATGAGATATCTATAGAGAATGGATTGGGAGATTACCTAAAAATGATAGCAAAGCCTATAGGTAGCCTTCTAACAAAAGTTAGATCTTTTTATATTAAGATGAGGTACGATATTGATATTATGTCAACTAATGGTAAAATTGAGCTTGCAGCCCTACCTGACGGAGGTAATATCAATTTGATGAATTCAGGGGGCTGGCCTAAGATTCTAGGTGTCCCCATCTGGAACCCTCTTAAAGGTAATATTAACCTACAAACAGAACACAATGATATAAACCTATTTACTAAAGGAGAGTCTGGTAGGATTTTCATTAAGTGTTTGAACAAAACTACTGGAATACTTAATCTGATAAACATTGAAACAAGTACGATAGGATCAAGGATTAAGATCAAATCGGCTGGAAATTTAGACCTAGAAGCTCTAGGTAACCTAAATATAAAAGCTACAGGATTAGTTAATATTGAAGGTGCACAAATACACCTAAACTCAGCACCTGTAATAACTGTACCAGAGTTTGATTCTTATTTGGGATTAGGAGTGGAGATTTAAAATGGCATTAGGTGATGAACTAGGTAAAATTAGTGATGGTATAGAAGACTTTTCTGATGAATCCCAAAATATATCAAATATTATTAATGATCCGATTGGAGCATTAGCCGAAAAACACGGTGTACCCTCATGCCTTCTAGACTTAGGTGCTAAAGCTCTAAGTCATTTTAGCTCCGAAATACTTGGAGTGTTGTCACTAACCATGCTTCAAGGTTCTGACGAGGCGGGAAATATTATAAAAAACTTCACCGCTAAAATAGCTGCTCTAGGAGGGTGGTTCGAAGCTCCTACAGAGTTAGGATTCTCTATGATCAAGATTGATCTACCTTGGGGTTTGGGTACTTTCGGGGACCTTGCCGATATGTTTTCTGAATTATCAGACCTAGGTGACAATATACAAGATGCAGTTGATTGTGTCAAGGGTTTTGTAGACTCCTTAGAGGAGCAGTCTAAGACTAATCCACTATCCCCAGATACTATTAAGTCTATGTTTTCCCCAGGCTTATTAGATTCTATGGACCAATATGCTGAGTTAGGGAGGAGACTTGATGCTAGTATAAGAGATATCTCTGATATCTTAGAAGCTAGAAGACTAGATCCTAGCTTAGAGCCTACATTTGGCGGCGATCCTGGAGTAGAAGACGATATATTCAGACTAACGTATGGTCCCCCGCTAACCACGAAAGGTCAATACATCCTAACCTCTGATGGTCTTTACTATGACTCACAAAAAGGTGGTTTAGACCCTATCAACCTAGCTATCTCTGGAGTTATTGCTCCTGGTGATGTTTGGAAGTATGATTATGATCCAAACTTAGGAGGAAGGGGAGACTCGATTAGCCTAAATGAGCTTTCCTTGTACACGGATAATATCTTCGACCCAGATATCATTGATGATAGCGTTGGTCTAAAGAAGTACTACGAGGGGGATACAACTCTCCAAATGTTGGTACAACAACGAGACAAGCAGCTTTCAGACCTTTCTGGGCTTTTATTTGAGCATCAAACTTCTTATGGTGATACATCTCCCATCACTAAAAACCACAGAGAGTCTATAATAACCGCTGCTGCAAAACATAACTCTGTAATTGACAAGAGAAAGAAGCAGATAGAAGTGTATGTGAAAGTACCTATGATGTACGGAGATAAAGGATCAATAGTTAATCCTGGTGGGGTTCCTATTAACGACTTCTCCTTACTAGAAGAGTATAACGTTTCTGTAGACTTAGAGAAGCAGAAAGCATTGACCTTTCAACAAGCAGATGTTGATGGTATCGTGTTACCTATTAATCCTATATTCGTTACACCTTCTGAGAAATCAAAATCAGTTAGCTATAACCACATGAACATACCTAATGTGGGTATTGAAAGCATAGTCTCAGAAAGCGCATCCTCAGCCCCCGTACTGTCTCTAACAGATGGAATCTCCAAAGACGGGCTAGTTGCAATTTATAACTTCTTGGAGACTAAAAATACCACTCCTTCTGGGTTAGAGTTTAATGTTACAAACTCCTTTGGTTCTAACAAGTACAATAACGCTCAACTAGCCGCTCCAAATGCTCAGGGAGTATTTACTAGGGGTTTAGGAATACCTTACTTAGAGGGTATCGCTAAGAACAAATCTACTAATATTTCTTCGGCTTCAGGTATGGGATCTTTCTATAAGCTTCCCGATACGAAGGAGTATAGAGAGTTAACTTATGGTAAAGAAGGTTTTACTGTAGAGTTCTGGGCACATATTCCAGACCTAACAAGTTCTTCTTCTTGGACCGATGGTGACTTATCCTCCCTTACTAGATGTGTGTTAGCTTGTGAGAACGTTGGATCAGCCTCAGGCGTAAATGCTCTTGATAACTTCGGTGATTTACGGGATTTAGATTACCTTGAAGCTGACAGAGGAGAACAATTTGTCAGAGGTTTAGTTATTGGATTTACAAGGGATAGGAGGATTACTCAAGATTTAGGATTCAGTAATAGTAACTCCGATAATAATGTAAATCAAGCAAGATTCTTTATTGCACCTACACAATCAAGAGACTTATCAAGTGCTTCTTGGATTAACAGCAGCGATTGCCTACAAGGAACAACGTACTTTGGACACTCAACGGCACTAACTTCAACCTCAACTGGAGGGAAAACCTTCTCTGATGTTAATGATGAGTTCGTTATGTGTACCGTTACAGTAGATCCTATCAATAATACCACAACATTGTATGCTGATGGAGAGTTAGTATCACAATCATCTGTTACTGCTAGTTTTGGAACTTCAGTTAAAGAGCCTATAAACTTGCCTACACGACACAAGGCTAACAGTTTTGAGTACTCTGAATCTACTACAGATGCTCCGACTACCTTACATGGTGGACCTAAGCTAAACAACTTCTATACTCCTTGGATTGTTGGTGGTGGGTACACAGATGGAATGGCAAACTACAATAACTTCCTAGGAGGTAATCGAGGTGGAAATAATAGTGCACTAAACGGACATATTGGCAGCATGAGATTCTACTCTAGACCTATCTCTAGTGGTGAAGTTTTAGCTAACTACAAAACACAGCAAGGGTTCTTCAAGAATATTGATTTAGACGATACTCTAACCTTAACCGCTAATATTAGAGATCAGTATTATGGACCACCCAACGAGCAGAATACCACAGCACACCTGTTTGATCTGTATGAAGCAAAGACTAAATTAGTTGGGGGTAACCCAACATTTGTCTACCTTCATCCTGGGGGAGGAACTGGGGGCAGTAGAGAAACTTTAAACAAGTATAGAATTAAGTCTATGATTGATCACGATATCAATGTAGTTACTATAAGCTACAGACTTCTAAACTCTACTGGAGAGTTAGGTGACTTTGATACCTTTCCCGTTAAGTACCCTTGGTTAATTGCTGGAGAAGGGTTTGGGTCTACAAATGATTCTAGTGGAGCTTTACTTCCTACTCCCGAAGCTGGAACTACTAAACCTCCACTTACTCTTAGCGGGGGACCAGAGACTACAAACTTCCTTACAAGCTGGCATGACGGAGCTAGGATAGTCCAACACTTAAAGTACTATGCATCTAAGTACAATATTGATCCTGATAAAATTATTTTGGGTGGAGGATCCTTCGGATCAGTAATAGCTAATTGGATTACTTGGGCTCCCGACTTATCAGCCACACCAGCACAAACTAACGACCCTGTTCTTTGGGAGTCTACTAAGGTATATGCTGGAGCATTTGAGAGTACTGCTTTCGATTTAGAGAGCTACCAACAGTCGGAACAGTTCATTGGAATAAACAGTAACGGAAACGGACATGCTGCGGGTAAGACCATTTATGATATGTCAGGGTCAGTTTATGTTCCAACTGGATCTACTATAGACAATAGAGTAGTAGTACAAACTTCATCCTCAGAGTTCGCCACAGGGTTTAAGAGTTCTGGTCTAGATGCTTTAGAACCAGGAACAAAGTACACTCTAGGGACTCTAATGAAAAATAGGGGAGGTGGGTTCGCGGGAGTTCCTACTACTTGGGAAACTTACGATAGCTCGGCAAACTTCTCTGATTGGAGTGGACTCCCTGGACTGAGACAGCATTACGAGCAGCAGAATATGCCTTGGTCTACAAGAGTATGGTGGAGTGGGGACCGTCACTCTGTATCAGCGGGAGATTTAGGAGATTCTACTTATGGTGTTGACCACTTAGCGTTCGGTAAACTAGAAAACTCTGGAATACCTGTATTTTATAACAGTCAGTATACTTCAACTTCGTCGGTAAATGCAGACGCTGCTGCGGATTGGAAAGTTATTCTAAGCGATGCCGCTCTGGCGGTTCTTTCTGGAACAGGAATTGATGTGATCACCACAGTACCTGTAAGTTCAACAGTAGGTGACGCTATTGGCTCAGGTGAGACTCTAGACACGTACTTAGCAAACCCAAATCTTAGTGCTTTGATGTCCGTAAGTGGATTTGGCTGGCCCTCACCTAATTCTGGAACATATAACGAGTGGGATGTTTCAAGTATTAACGATAAGCTAAAGGGCTCTGCTGGAGGTAGAGTCTTAAATCCTAGGATTAACATTGACCTTAGTGGTGTGGGACCAGTTATGTACCAAGAGACTTCTGCTGTTGGAAATGGTGGAATGTGGGAGAACAAACCGTTTACTAGTGATGTGCATGATCCAATGTTCGGTGTAAGTTCTGTAGCTAAACTAAAGGCTAAGTACTCAACAGGAGTACACAGTACTCTAACATCGTCTGTCCACTATGCTCCTGACACTTATCTAGTCCCAGGAGCAGTAGGTTTACTAGAGGCTAAGTGGGCTACCTACCCAACTAATAGTTTGGGAGGTACAGATGTGACCTTTGCTAACTTAATATATAACGAGTATACTTCTTGGATGGTAAAGGTATTATCTCAAGATATAGATCACTATGTTAAGTACGTAGATACGATACCTGTCATAGTTGAAGGTTCAGATAAAGTAGTAAGATGACACTATATAAGGTAGAAGTTTAAGAATGGCTATAAATCAAACACAGACAGTGTATGGGGTAGCACCTACACAAAAGGTATCAGTTAACGCAAAGTCTAAGAAGGACAGGTTTGTGGGACTTAACTTCCCTTTAGGCTCAAAAATAGAAGTAGGGGGTATATTTGCAGGAACTACTGACGAAACTACAGTAAGATCCTCCATTAAACAGTTAATGCAGACCGAAAGAGGGGAAAGGGTAATGCTTCCTGAGTTTGGAACTAATCTTAGACGATTCTTATTCCAACCCTTAGACGAGGTTACCTTTGAATTAATAAAGGAAGAAGTCTCCTCTTCATTTAACAGATATATTATAGGTGCTACGTTAGAAAAGCTCTCTGTGTTCTCTTTAGGAGACGTTGGACCTAGTGGGGGAAACTCCTTGAAAGTTATTCTATTATTTAGTTTAGATCAGGAAGACAGCATCCTTTCAGAGGTAGAGGTTAAGATAATTTAATGAAATTTACAACAAATATAAGCTCAGATTTTAAGAAACTGGCTAAAATGCCAGAGAAAGGAAAGAGATCCTTAGTCAACTTCGCAGCTACAGATTTTGATACGCTAAAAGCGGAATTGATTAGCTATATTAAAGCAGTGTACCCTACAGAGTACAACTACTTTGCAGAATCCGATATAGGTGTAATGCTTTTAGAGCTTGTAGCTTATATGGGTTCTATAAACTCTATGAAAGTAGACATGCTTGCCAATGAGAACTTTCTAGCGACTGCAACACAACGAAAGAGTATTACAAAATTATTAGACCTCGTAGGTGTTAGGCTCAGGGGACCTGTTTCCGCAGCAGCAGACGTAGTAGCTACTTTCAGTGCATCCTCAACAGAGTATAATATCCCTGCTGCTAACAGAGTATTCACCGCAGTTTCTCCCGAGGATGGGGGAACCTTAAACTTCACGTTGTATAAGGTAGTAAATGGAAAAGTTGATACC